GCCCTCGGCAATCGCAGCCACCAGATCGTCGTACTGCTGCTGCGTAAATGCCATGGCGATTCCTCCCAACCTCAGGCTACCGACTGAGCCAGGAACCCTTGCGGCGCTCGACTACCGGAGGGGCGACTGGGCCGGTGAGCTGGGCAGCGAGACGATCCCACATCGTGCCCCGCGCATACCTCCTGGCCACCAGCTGCAGTGCGGCATAGGCCATCCGTGTGCAGTCTCCGCCTTCATCACGGCTGCCGGGTGGGCACTTCCATTCGTAGACCGTCTGGCCAGCCTGGCGCTTGGGCAGTTTCTTCCACGGGAACACCTCAGCCAGGAACTGATCCGTTGAGGCCTCGCCGAAGTGCAGGTAGCCGGGCCCTGGCGTCTCCTGTCTCAGCCTTCCCTGCAGGTGCTGAATGCTGGTCTCGTAGCCAACCGGATACAGCAGAACATCACGCCGCGTTGAGCTCTGATTCTTTCGATCAACAAAAGCAGCCTGACCTTTGCCAACCAGCGGCCGGCCCCGGCCAGGGATGCCCTTCATCGGCACCCACTTGCCCACCCGGGTACGGCACCAGTCCCGGACTTCCTTGGTCGCCAGGCCGCCATCGTCGATCCCGCCTAACGCAATCTGGAGCTCCACCCCATCCTCCCGCCGCCAGCGGGTCTGGCTGATCGCGTCGAGCTGGTCCAGGGTCTCTGTCTGCTGCGGGTCGCCGTCGATCTCGTAGTGGGCGACGTGCCAGCCCTCTTCGCCACGGCCCCAGCCCCAGACCGTCAGCACCAGCCGTTCGCCGACCGCTCCGCCGCCGCCCTGCACGTCAACGCCAGCGGTCAGCAGCAGGACGCCATTGGGCACGGTGTCCGCCGGGTATCCGTTGCCGGCCTCGGTGTCTTCCCGACGCTTGGCCAGGCCTTCCACGTTGAGCTTGCCCGCCAGCGTGTCTTCCCACGGCAGACCCAGCACGGTGTTGTGGAAGGTCTGCATCAGGTCGGGGTCACCCTTGCGCATCATCTCCAGCGCCTCCTGGTACTCACGCACCAGCACGTCCCAGTCCGCTGCCGGCGAGTAGCTGTAGCCGGCCCAGATGTGGAAGCTCACCAAGCCTGGCACCTGCGATTCGGCAGTGGCCCGCCATTCGCCGCGCTCCACCATCCATCGTTTCTTGCTGTGCGGGATCAGCTCCTGGCAGTTCTGGCATTCGTACTTGCCCGCGTCTTCGCCCTCCTTCCGCATCTGCTCCCAGCGAAGCACCTGCGATTCGCCGCAGAACGGGCACGGCACGTAGAACCGCCGCTGGTCGCCCTTCAGGAACCACTGCTCAGTCTTGCCGCCAACCTCCGCCTTGAAGATCGGGGTGCCGCCAATCGCGATCTTTCGATCCCAGTAGTAATCCGCCCGGTTCCGGCCCAGCTTGATCTGGTCGCCTTCGCTGATCCGCTCGTAGGCGTCGGGCTCATCGAACAGCACCACCTTCCGCGACTTCCTGCGGAACGATCGGCCGCTGGCCGCGTTCACAATGTCGATCAGGCCACCGTTGGTGAGGATCTTGAGCAGGATGGTGTTGGTCGCCGTGTTGCGGGCTTTTGACTCCGACATGAGGCCCTGCAGTACGGGCGTGTCATCGAACAGCGGCTTGATCTCTTCCTTGCTGTAGCCCTCGGCGTCTTCCTTGACCGGCTGCACCACCATGATCTCGCATGGATCATGGTGGCTGTAGTACTGAATCACGACGCCGTACATCTTGGTCCAGCCCACCCGGGCGGACTTCATGCACGCCACCATCTCCACCTTGGGATCGGTGAAGCAGTCGAGGATCTCCCGCTGATACGGAAGGGTGCGCCAGTTCTGTTTCTGCGCCGTGCTGCCCGTCAGCACCGCATTCTGGTCGGCGTACTCGCTGAGCTTGAGCTTGGGTGATGGCTTAAACCATCGCAGGATCTGGGCCTCCAGTTCGGCTACCGTGGCGTTGCTCATCGCTCGCCCTCCGCTGCCAGCTCAAACAGGGCCTCGCGCAGCATGTCTTTCAGGATCTCCACCTCTTCCGGGTCCAGGTGGGGGATGCGTTGCTTGGCTGCGCTGGCGGTTGCCAGGATGCGCGACTTCACCCGGCCGATGGTGTTGGCCCAGGCCCGCTCCACATCCTCGCGCTCCAGTAGCTGGCCTTCCTTCTGTTTGCGCTCCAGCTCCAGCAGGTTGGCCTGCTCAAACGCCTTGCGCTGCTGGCTGATCGTGTAGGAGGGCAGCTCCTCATCGGGCAGGGTATCGCTGGGGGGTGGCGGTGATGCCGGCGTGGTGTCTCTCACGCCGGGTTTATCCCGCACGGCCTGGCGTTGATCAATGTTCCCCAGGTATTCATCCACCAGCACCGCAGCCCGCACGCGCACCGGCGAGACGCTGGCGGTGGAGCGCGGCAGCTTGCCTTGCTTGCAGAGCTTTTCCAGGTTCTGCCTGGTGCAGCTGCGGCCGGTCTTGGTACGGATCAGCTCAGCGCCCTTGCCAGCACTAAGGAGTTGGTCGGTTGCAACCGTCATGCAACCAGACTAGGGGTGGGGTTGCGCTTCCGGTTGTGCAGCCCTTCACAGCAACGCAAGCTGCCCGACGCTGGAGCGCTGCCACCCCATCACCCGGCAGATCTTCCGCCAGCGCAGCTCGCTGAAAAACGGCTGCCGGCGGTACCAGGTCTCGGGATCGTGGTCGCGCTTGCTGTAGTTGCACGACTCGCACGCCGGCACGATGTTCCCGATCGCGTGCCCGCCGCCACGGCTGATCGGTACGACGTGCTCAATGTGGAGATCACCGCCAGCACCGCAGTAGGCGCAGCGATCGTCGAACTCGGCAAACCTCGCCTTAATCTCTTGACCTGATACTTGGATCGCCACGCTGTCACGCATCTGCGCTTTGCGGCGCTTTGATTTTTGGCGGGTGTAAAGCCGCAGCTCTGGGTTGATCTGATACCTCAGCCACCAGTTATGCGATTTCCACCAGCGGTCGTGTTCTCTTTTCGCTTCCGGGTTTTCCCGCCAGTAGCGCCGCTGCTCATCCATCACCAGGCGGGCGACGGTCGGCGACTTGCCCGCTTTTCGCAGCAGGCTTTCGCGCAGGCCCAGGGATTCCCTGATGGCATCAGGCTCCAGCCCGGCGGCGTGCATCTCGGCGATCACCTTGGCGTGCCTGCGGGAAAAGCCGTGCTGCTCAATGAACTTGTAGGGCAGGCCGTTTTTGGAGCGGGATTCGCGGCCGTGGGTGGCGCGATACTTGGCAACGCTGACTCGCTGGCGCAGCCTGCGGTCCTCGCGCCATGCGGGATCATTTTTCTGCAATTGGTATCGGTTTCTGTCTTTTTGCCTGACAACTTCTCTATTTATTCTGCGCCTTGACTGAGACCTGAGCCTGTCGCATTCAAGGCATTTGTTGCTATTGGCATTCCGCAAAGATTGCCCAGTGCCCATCCAGTCATGAGCTTTGGGGCACAACTTGCCGAGCTTGTGCTTTTCAGTGTCAATATCCGGCCGCCCAGTCGGCAGCTCGTACAATCCGCTCATCAGCCTGTGTCCGCAGGTTGGTCGCGGGTCAGGTGTTCCACCACGCTGGCCCACCTCATTGTAGGCCAATTCTCAACAACGGGCCGATTCTCAACAGTAGCAACCTATTTGAGAAAACGATATCGGCATATGCGTCAAGGTTCGAACACATCCTCAAAATAGGCACCGGAGGGGGACCCGCCGCCCTCCTTATTGATTCTCAACAAGCTGGACAGTTGAGAACGGCGTCGGCCTTGCCGTCACCGTCAGCGGTTTGGAGTTTGCGTTGCGATTCAACGAAACCACTTGAGCGGCTGAACAGTCAGACCAACTCAGCCCACCACGCGCAGCATCAGCAACCTGTCAACGCCTGCGGTTTGCTTCGGCAATGAAGCCAGCGCGCCAAGCCTCGGGGAACACGCGCTGATACTCACGCATCGCAACGGATTGGATCGGGAAACGACGCTCGTAGTTCGGCGCATCGTTGACGATGCTCATGGCAGGCACGAACCCACGCCGATAACCGATCGTCTGCGGCCTGCCGCGCTTGCCTGATCCTTTGCCGGTGCCGCCCTTCGGGCCACGGCCAGCACGCTCAGCGATGAGCACCGGCTTACTGCCGAGCTGCCAGCGGCTGATGCCAGCGTCATCACCACGGGCCACGAAGTAATCCAGGCTGGCCCTGGACCTTCCCGACCTGCCCCGGCTCCCAGCTCCCTGCGGCGCATTGCCGATCCCGGTCGGCAGGGCTCTGACCCGGGAGAGGATCTGCTGATACTTCCCACCCGAGACATTCCCCCTCTGATCCAGCGCCCCCCATCGGGAGCGGGGCACGACGAAATCCCCCCTGCCGATCTGCCCGGCCTGTCTGAGGCGCAGCTCAAAACCCTTAGGCCTTCGATCACCACCGCTTGCGTTGATACCCATGTAACGCCCAGCGGGAACACCCCCCGCCTTGCGCGTGAAGGCTGAGTCCGTGAATCGGCCTTCGCCGTACTGGAAGCCGGATTGAATCCGCAGCTCGTCAGGCTTGGCCACCCTGGGCTGAACCGTCAGGCCCCGCTGGGTCCAGGGTGTAGCCCCACCCTTGACCATCGGCAGGATCTCGCGCCTGATGGCATCACGGGAGGCGTAAGCGGCCTTCGTCATAGCCCGAGCGGTGATCCACTCGAACTGCCCCATCATCCGGCTAAGGCGCACCTGGAGCTGGTTCAGCTCCGTGGTGTCGATCGTGAGGTCTACGCCTGCCATCACACCGGATCACCCACCCCCAGTCTGAGACCCCCCTATCGAGATTCCGGGGCGGAGAGCAGCTCCTCCAGCTCCATCCGCTTGAGCTCCAGATCGGTGGGCAGATCCCAGGCGGCGAACTCGTCAGGGTCGTCGGCACTCACCACGGTCAGGCAGCCAACGGTTTCCCAGCTGCTCACCCAGTTCAGGATGAGCTCTTGCCACCACCTGAGCCAGGGGGTTGAGCGGTCCAGCAGGTGCGACGGGGACGCGGCTCGCTTCACGGGCGTGGTGCGGTTGGCTCAGTCTGCGGGGCAACAGAAAACCCCGCCGGCCAGGGCGGGGCAGGGACCACACGATTCGATGCGCCATGCACCGAGTGCAGGCTACAGCAGGGCCGTCAAGCGGCAGCTAGCTTGCGAGGCTGGGCGGGCTGCTGCTGAGCGTCACTGGTGAACCCCTGGTAGCCGTACTTGGCGGCGAGGGTTTCAAGGCTGCCGGGGTTGCTGCGGGTCTTGCCGCACCATGCGGGCTTCCAGTACCAGCAGCTGCGGCCGGAGTGCCAGCGGCACTGGTGAGCCTTGAGCTGATCCTTGACGGGCTTGGTGTCACCCTGCACCCAGATCCAGTAGCCGATCAGGCTGATCTCCAGGTTCGGGATCTTGAGCAGCTCGGCGATCACGTCCATGATCTCCTGCTCTGACTTGGCGTTGTACTTGTAGGTGCGGCCGTCGTTGGTCTTACCGTTCTGGCCACTCAGGGCGGCGTGGTAGGCGGCGTTGATCGCCTTCATGGTTTCCAGGTCGCCGCCGAGGTCAGGGTGGTGCTGGCGGGCGAGGTCGCGGTAGGCGCGCTTAATTTCTTCGGGTGTGGTCAGGCCGGCGAAGTAGTTGGCGGTCATGGCTGGCTGGCGAGTGGGGGAGGGGCTTGCCTCCGATGTGAATATCCTACACCACATTGAGCGCAAATGACCGCAAATGACCGCAAGGCGTGGGCCAGTTAACCGATCGTCACACTTCCCCCAGCAGCTCGCGGAACTGCTCAAGGCTCATCACCACGAACTGCTCCGCCGGGTCTGTCGTGCCCTTGCGCTTCACCACCAAAGCGTGGAGGCGCTTGCCGGCGTTCTGCTGCTGCTCCATCGCATCGCGCAGCCAGGCACCGAGGCTCAGGGTGCGGTGGTTCTTGCACTGGATCGCCGCGGCCTCAGTCCACAAGTCGCCGCGATCGAGGGTGGCGCCGGCAGGGATACGTTCGCAGGGCATGCGCTCCGCCAGGTAGTCAGCGATCAGCCGCTCAAAGGCGCTGCCCTTGCGCTTCTGGGGATTGGCCATGGGGTCAGGTGCCGAGACGTGCGGCGAGTCGCTGCAGTGCAGTCTGAGGGCAGCAGCTGCTCTCCGCCTCGCTGCCATCGGGCAGGTAGATCGCGTTGCGCTGATACGGCTCCAGCGTGATGGGTGGGTTGTAGGTGGGCATGGGCAGCGGCGGCACCCACTCGCGGCGCCACCAGGCCACCACTGCGCCACCGAGCAGCACGGCGCGTTGAGCCTCACCGGGTTGCGCTTGTGGATCGGTGCGGGGCAGCCAGTCGCCGAACGTGAACGGACAGGGCGGCAGGGGCGCCGCTGCGGGCGCTGCAGGCTGCGGGGCGGGTGTGGGCACCGGCG